AAAAATACAAGGTTGGTGAAAAGATTTACAAGGACTTTAAGACTACATATGATTATAATTTATACATATTACCAATTATAGATAAAGATCCCAATCGATTCACCCTCCTTTGTAAGGGACATCATAGTACTGTAGAAAAATTAAAGAGATTTAAATTAGACAAGTTGGAAAGATTATTTAAGGTGGTTAAAGATAGTAAATAATTTTATAGGTCAGGGAGAGATAGCAGCACTATCCATAATTAAGGATATGTTTGGCGAGGCATGTGAGTATGATGTACAATACCCTCTAACTAGAATGGTTGATGAAGAATCACTATCTACATTTAGTGAGAGACAGAAAAAAGAAACTGTAGATATAGTAGTATTTACTGGTTTAACTAAACCAATAGCAGTGAGAATACAAGATAGACATCATAACAGTATAAGAATGGCACAAATAGATGATATACAAAGACAGATGCTAGAGTATAATGGGTGGCTGGTTGCAGATGTTTGGCATTATGAATGTGTAGAACTTTGGAAAGACTTTGTAAATGAAAAGAGTGAAAAAGAACTTAGAAGAGTATTGAAAGACTCAGGAATAGATTAATTTATATATAAGTGATTATAAAAGTGGGATATGTATCGTAATTCCTACCAAATAACAGATGATATACTCACAACTGTAGCATATAGTGGAGAACAAGGTTTAACAATAACCCCACTCATTAGAAAATCAAATCTCTCACACAAGAGACTAGTAGGGTTTATTACAAAACTCACACAATCAAACTTAGTTAATAAGATAGAAACAAACGGAAAGATCACATTCGTCCTCACTGAAAGGGGACGAGTTTATCTTGACGAATACAAGAAATTCTCCAATATTGCAACAAGTTTCGGTTTAGAGTTGTAATGGAACATAATAAAGGTAGGTGTAAAATATGTGGTCATGGTATGATAGAACATGGTGTAGACTATGCATACCGTGGATACTGTGCAAACGGTAATGATGGTGACTGTGATTGTAGGGAAAAAGGTTTATCTTATATAGAAGCATTGAATGAATTATGATTGGTCTTTGTAAAAAGTGTTTAACAAGTAATACTGAATTACACATATATGTAAAGAAAGGATTCATTTGCACACCTTGTAGTAAAATATGATATGTATGAAATGTGGTTATGAAATGGAACATATGACTGTTTGCCACCAAATATGTCCAAATTGTGGTGCAGTATTAGATTGTAGTGATGGTGTTGTTGATTGAAATTTGAATTTAAGGGCAAGAAATATATAAGAGATGGATGGTTACTAAAGGTGATGGATAAAAAAAATAATGGCTAGAACAGTTAGACGAAGAGATACAAAACATCCTACCAGAGATGGTAAACATAACCCAGTTTGTATTGATAAAGATTGTGAGGATTGTAAATGATTATACCAATTAGCGAAGACTGTAGACGGTGCAAACAGAAGAATGGGCTAAAGAGATTATGGGTGGAGAAATATGAAACTAACTAAAAGTCAATTCTCAAACTGGGAAGATGAAACCGATAAAGGTTATGAACGTATATTTGATGATGAATTATGTATATCAATAGATACTAAGAAATATTCAAGCAAACAGGTGGCAGACTATATCCTAATGTGTCAAGAGAAAGCAGGTGAGTATGATAAAATGGAACGTATGGTATTTGATTTAACTAAACGACTAAAGATATGTGAGGAATTATAATGACAGGTATTATATTTAAAACGGTTTTTGATACATTATCAACACCTCCAAAAAAAGGTAACGGAACAACTAGTAAAGTACTGGGTTCAAAATACTGTAAGAATCTATGCCATAGATTTAAGTCGAAGAGACCATATAGAATACCATACTCTACACACTATTATTGTGTGTGTTGTGAGTGTTGGGGTAATAAAAACTTGATAGTCATGAAAAACAAATGTCCGTGTTGTCATCAAAAAGTTAGAATGAAAACATGGTTTAATAAGAAAAAAATGAGGGAGAGAAATGGTATATAGTAAGAAATGTAAGGAATGTGGTCATCTAATAAAAGAACATGAGGTAGATTATATGTATAAATCATATTGTAAAGAATGTGATTGTGTTATTTAGTAACACTTATATAACTGGTAATGAGTGGTAACGTATGGTAATAGATACAACAAAAGCATACTTTGAATTATGTGATAGTGCTTACGAAACTTGGAAAGCAACTACACAAGCATATATTCAAACAGTAAAACCCTATTGGGAAACCCTACGAAAGTAGGAATTATTTTTTTATCCACAATTAAATAATCGTTCATTCCACACATTGCAATAAGGTATTAGGTATACAGGGTTTGGTTTTAACCATCCATCTTCTCCGTATAATTCTTTAACCATATACACATCAGTGTTAGTTATACTCACTATTGTTTCATTAAATGGACTCATTGTAGGCACCATTGATGATCTATCATAGTCATTTTCACCTGATTTTAATATAGTATTAATTTCATAATGACCTAACCCTAACGCATGACCAAACTCATGTGTAACAATGTTTTTTATCACAGGTATATCAAGTGGGGTTTGTACCAAACCTATATCAACCTTAACATTACCCGTTTCAAAGTTAAACGTTATATCTTTTTCTATCTTATTCATCTCTAAATATATATTTATAAACATAAATTTATGCCATGATTTGTGGAAGTTTGGTTGGGTTGTGCCCATTACTATAGCATTTCCATCAGGTCTTGTCTCATAGTTGATCATAATATGACATTTAGGGAAATCATATGGATCAGCGTTATAATGTACACTCCAAGGTATAGTCTTTTCTATATTCAACTTCCAGTCACCATCTGGATACATATCATTCATTTTATTCTCCCAATCTCTTATAGATATGATAGTTATATCCTCTATCTCATTCCATTTATCTGTGATCTCAGGGTTAGCCTCAAATATACATATATTAGGTCTAACATCATGTCTTAGATTTAATGTGTTATAATTATCTATATTTTCATATGGTTCTGCTGATGTTTCCCATATCAAACCAACTAGAGCCAATGATATAACTAGCATCATTATTATACCACCTTTCATATTTAAAGTGGAATTAACTTACTTAAAAAGTTTATATACTACACTAGTATTAAATATATATGATTAACTTTTACACCAAAAAGATAGATGAGAAGGTATATGAAAAGATAATACGTAGGACTATAATATTTAATGGTGATGACGGGACTCATCTCTCAGGTTATAAAGCATGGAAGCAGTTTGAATCTGAGTGGGAGTTAAACATAAATCCTCTATCAAAGGTAGATGATAAATATAAATCATACTTTGAACACGTGGAAGTAAAAACAAACGATGGTATACCTTGGGGTATCACAGGTAAAAAAGTAATACATATGTTTGTTAATGATACCAAGAATCCTTTCATACTTCGTTCCAATGTTATGCCGTTAGCACATGAATTATTACATGCATTATATCAAGACCAAGTAGGTACATATCATATAACCAGAAAATATACTGCACCTGAAGGAAGAGTAGGAACTAGAGGAGCAGCAGCATCTGTGATAGTTCATGATAATTGGTATGGCAGTAAAGAAACAATGAAGTTTTGGGTAAGATATGGTGTGATTTGGTTGCCAATAACAATACCATATATTCCAATCAAGAAATCCAAACAGTTATATCCTATATAATATCTTACATTATAATGGGAAATAAAGAATGTAATAAATGTAAAAAGAAAGAACTCGGTTGGGATTATGATTACAATAAAAAAACAGGTAAATGGAAACTAGAAGACCATAGAAGAAAGGATGGTAAATGGTGTAACAAATTATCCATACATTCACAAGAGACTAAAATAAAAAAAGGTGATATAAAAAAATGTAAACTATGTAAAGGTAACTCTGGCTGGATAGTAACTAAGCAAGGAAGGGAAAGCCATCCAAAATGGGGATCACTTACACTAGAAGAACATTTATTATTATTCCATCCTAATAATGAAATCTTAGATGATGTAGATATGATGGCAATAAGCGATACACAGAAGATAGAGGAAAAAAAACGAATTTCGTCTATGTTTGGATAGGTTTATATAACCAATACTATATGGTGTAGATATGTTCAGTAAAAAAATAACAATTAATTTAGAAAAGAAAGATGATATGATTCATCTAGAACCTATAAGTGATATTCATATAGGTCATGTAGGATTCGATGAAAATTTATACAAGAAACGAATCAGATCAATTAATAGAGATAAAAATAGATACACTTTCTTCGGTGGCGATGCACTTGATGCCATTACAACCTACGACAAGAGATTTAACCCTGACATATCTATAGAACATGATGTAGATAATCAAAGGCAAAAATGGCAAGATTTGTCACAAAGATTATTTGATACTCATAAAGAACAACCTAATGAAAAGGTATGGGGTTTCTTCCACGGTAATCATGACTATAAGATACCTCAAATAACCAGAGCATATCTACAGAACACAATGTGTGACCCAAACGGACTAACATTCATGGGTAGTAGAGGGGTAATGGGATTGGAAGTAAAATATAAAAATAAAATACTATCACAGTGGGCAATATTATTCATACATGGAAGTGGTGGTGGTAAACCTGAGAGAATGATGGAACAAATGAAACATAATTGTTATTATGATGTGTTCCTCTGTGGTCACTTACATCAAAAGAGATACCAACCAGAAGTAGTATATGATTTCGACTGGGCTTCAGGTAAGACTTGGGAAAGAGACATACATATAGGTAATACAGGTACATTCTGTAAGACTCTGGTAGAGAACACAGATGGATATATGGATAGAAAGAATGAGGTTGTAGGTTCACAGTTAGGAACAATGACCTTATCATTTAGTGCTGAGGAGGGGACTATAAGTGGTCATATCTAAAGTAGTTAGAGCAAAGAAAAAACTCACTAATAAAGGTGTAGACACAGTGTCATTTAACCCTGTATCTACAAACGATAAACTTATTGCTTTCTTTCAAGAAAATAAAGGAAAATACTTTCCAATAGGTGAGATACTTGTTTTTTCAAACATCAGAAGTGGTGGACATAGTTCCAATGCTTTAAAAACTTTTATACATAAAGGTTTATTAAAGGTGAGAGAATGTGAGTGCCATAGAACCAAGATGTATATGATGCCTTGATTTATATGATTCATATATTCAGATAAGTTTATAATACCCACAAACTATTACTCTTTATGTTTATCAATATTTGTTGGACAAAAGATGGTCAGACTAAAAAAACATTAATGGAAGTTAGTAAGGCAATTCAAATGGTACAAAAACTAGAAAACCAAGGAGTTAAAACTTGGCTACAACAAGAACAAGTAACAGTTTAAACCATTAAATATTTTTCTTTTTTTTCATCAACGTTTATATTTACCGAGTTTCTATATGATATATGAATTTCAACTCTGGAATAAAATCAATTTCAATAAGTCCCATTGCAAAAAAAGTATATGAGGAACTTGAAACAATAAGACCAAAAAACATTTCATTTAGTTTGATGCTTGCAATAGCAGCAGATGAATACACAAAAAACCACAAAGGAGGAACAGTTAGTTTAGATGACTTTTCACCTACAGAAGATAAGTTGACAACACCAAACATATCATCTGGAATAGACACTTGGATACAATTTATAACAAGTGTTGATAATAGTGATTTTAAATCACTCCAACAAAAACTTACACAAATACAAAATATAGTGGATGAGAGAAATGGAAATAACATATACTGAATCAGCAATATTAGATAAGTTCTTTAACACGGACGGAACTGGTATTATACAAGGAAAAAAATATTATGGTGTGTTGAACTCTCTTACTCCTAACAGTACATTCACATTAAATGTAATGGATGATAAAATATATGAGTTCTTCATATTAAAGAAAGAAGAATTTAAATCAATGATAAAGGAGGCAGTGTTAAGATATTTAGAGTCAAAATATAATGATTATACTGATGTAAGAAATTCGTTTAGAAATATAAAAATCAAATTGGTATCAGATAACACCATACCAATGCATGATCTTAATGCTAGGGAACATGAACAGACAGTTGTCACGTTTGACTGTGAGGTAATAGCAGTAGAAAAAGAAAAAACATATGTCAAGAAATGTATAGGTCAGTGTCCTTTATGTTTTACAGATCAGGAGGTAAAATGTTCATATGAAAGAGACTTAAAAGGACTAATGTGTAATAATATTAAATGTAAAAGACATACTCTTACAGTACAAAAGAAAGGTTTGGAAACAGATAACATACAATACATATATCTACAACAAATATTATCAGATGCAAAGAATAGTACGCCAGTCACGTTCAGGGCAGTAGCAATAGACGAACTATCTGGTACAATATATGTAGGTCAAAAGAAAAGGATAACAGGTATGTATAAATCAGTGATAGACCCAACCAAACCTGACAACTTGAACAATATAGTTATAGAGATAATGTCAGAGCAGGATTTAGAAAAAAATAATGATGATTGTATAACAGATGTTGATCTAACAAAACTAAAAAAAGATTCTAAAGATAAAGACTTTATCTATAAAGTAACAACAAGTTTTGCACCGTTAATAATGGGGTATGAGGACATAAAATTCTCTATTTTATTGATGTTAGCAGGAGGTTACTCCAAAGTAAAGAGAGGTGATATAAACCTATTGTTAGTTGGAGACCCTTCACTTGCAAAGTCAGAATTATTAAAGGAATGTTCTAAAGTATCAAATAAATCAATGTATACATCAGGTAGAGGAGCAAGTGCAGCAGGTCTCACTATAGGTCTAGTAAAAATGGAGTCAGGTAATATGGTTGCACAAGCAGGAGTATTACCACTATGTAGTGGGGGTCATGCATGTATAGATGAGTTTGATAAGATGTCAAATGATGATAGAAGTGCAATGCATGAAGGCATGGAACAACAAACAGTATCCATAGCAAAAGCTGGATTTAGGATGACACTCCCAGCTAAGACCAGTATTCTGGCAGCAGCAAATCCAAAGTACGGTAAATATGATTCTGATTCATCTCTAATAGATAATATTAACATACCAGTACCGTTAGTATCAAGATTTGATATGATATGGTTGATAAGAGACGTTGTTAATGTTAAAGAGGATATGGAAAAGGCAGTATTCATACTTGACACATTTACAGGTGATGATAAAACAAAATCCATATACCTACCAAGAGATAAACTCACATCATATCTTAATCATGTTAGATTAATCAAACCAGTAATAACATCAGATGCAAAGAAAAAAATGACAGAAATATACCAGAGTATGAGGGCTTTATCCGTTGAAAAAGATTCACTTGGTATAGGTATAAGACAATTAGAAGCATTAGCTAGACTTGCAACAGCACATGCCAAACTTTTATTCAAAGATAAAGTTGAAATTAGTGACATAGAAGCCGTTGAAAAACTAATGAACAGAATGTTTGTAGCGTTAGGAGTTAAAGATGAAAACGGATATAACCAAAACACATTAACGTTAACTAAAAATGAAAATAAAGACCAAACAGCAAACAGAGTTTGGGGAGAGTGTGAGGACGATAATAAACATGTAAGCCTACATAAATTCACAGAAAAACTTGTAGAGAATGGTAAACACTCAGAAATAGAAGCAGATAAACTTATTGGACTTTGGGAAAAGAATAATTATATAGCAATGGCAGGGGGAGGAAAATGGAAGAAGACATAGACACAAACACTATTATAGAGGAATATTCTAATGATACTATGAGTGAAATTGTTGAACAAGAATTAATAGAAACTGAAGAAAAACCCATTGAACTAGAAATTAAAAAAACCGATAAAACAGATGATCCAAAACTACAAATTAATTTAGAAGTAGACCAATTAGAAGGTGTAGGAGCAGTTACTAAAAAGAAACTAGAATCGTTTGGTATTAAAAATATAATAGATATATGTGTAAGAGGTGGACAGGAAGTATCTGAAATCACTGGTGTTGATAAAGCAAAGGCAAATAGTTGGGTGTTTAACTCACAAAAAATACTAGAAGATAACGACCTAGTAAGAAAGACAGATATGGATATAATGGAGCTTATGAAATACCAAGAGGATCAACCAAGACTGGCTTCAAAATGTGAAGCGATAGATGGATTATTTAATGGTGGACTTGTGTCAGAATCAGTGTATGAGGTGTATGGTGAGTTTGGGTGTGGTAAGACACAACTATGTTTATCGTTAACAGCAGAAGCTATAGCACAAGGTCAAGATGTAGTATGGATAGACTGTGAGGATACGTTTAAACCAAGAAGACTTAAAGAAATATTATTAGCAAGAGAATTGGCAACAGACGAAAACGCTGATGAAATGTTAAAACATGTAAGATACTTCTACACACCAAATACAGAACAGTTACTTGGAACTGTAGATTCTTTATCACAGTTAATGCAAGAACTAGACGTAAGATTACTTGTATTGGACGGGTCAATAGGTCAATTCAGAGAAGAATACCTAGGTAGAGGACATTTATCTGTAAGACAAAATCAAATAGCAAGGCTAATGACTCATATCAAAAACATATCATTTTATTTTAGATGTATTGTATTATTTACTAACCAAGTACAATCAGATCCAAGTGTAATGTTTGGAGACCCAATCAAACCAATAGGTGGTAATATTGTAGCACACGCAAGTACATATAGGGTGTACTTTAAGAAATCAGGTAAAAAAAGAATAGCAAGAATGGTTGATTCGCCTGAACATGAGATGTTGGATGCATCATATAGTCTCACAGTAAAAGGTATAGAAGACATAGAAACATGAAAGTATTAATTGCCTGTGAAATGTCAGGTATAATAAGAGAATCTTTTAAAAGAAAAGGACATGAAGCATATTCTTGTGATATATTACCAAGTGAAATACCAAGCAAAAATCATATTCAAGATGATATATTAAATCATTTGGATGAAGATTGGGATTTAATGATAGGTCATCCTGTGTGTACTTTTTTATGTAGAAACAGGGCAAGATTAAACAAGAAAGAGAACCACTCTATTGACATAAATTTATTCATGTCTTTGTTAAATGCTAATATAGATAAAATATGTATAGAAAATCCTGTTCCTAGTAAGGCTGCAAATTTACCAAAATATACACAGATAATACAACCATATCATTACGGTCATGACCACTCAAAGAAAACATGTTTATGGTTAAAGAATTTACCTAATTTAAAACCAACTAACGTGGTAAAATTATCATATATCACCACTAAAAATGGTCATAAATATACTAAAGGGTGGTACGAGACACCACGTAATAGTGTAGATAGAAGTAGGACATTTCAGGGTATAGCAGATGCTATGGCAGAACAATGGGGATGATATAATATAAACCCTAGAGAAAGGATGAGAGCATCTAATAGAAAGGCAGTATTATTTTTATTAAAGAATGGATATGATGAAATATGGTTAAAGTCACATGTAAGAAGACAAGATCTTGTATACACTAGGGGAGAATGGTATAGAGCATTAGACTTGTGGAATCTGTTTGATGGTATATGTTTCGACTCTGATAACAATTTAATTCTATTACAAATAAAAACAAACGCATGGGCTAAAGAGAAACCACTACAAAACTTTGCAGATACACATAATAATACCAAGGTTCTATCTATTAATGTGAAAGGGGAAAAGGGTAAATGGATAGTATATACAAGAGAATATAACGGGGTTGTTAAACTATAATAATAGACAAACAAGGGAACTTTATAGGAAGAGGAGAATATGCAGCATTAGATATGATAATAACTCTATTCCCAGATAAAGAAGTAAAAACACAGGTAAAATTCAAAGATCTACTAAATGAAGAGTGGAAGGACACAGTGTCGGGGAGACAGGAAAAAGAAACTATAGACATAGTAGTATATTCTGATCCAATAATGGCAATAAGGATACAAGATCCTCATCATACAGGAAGAATAACATCTATGAGAGACACAGTACAAAAGAAGACTTTAGAGTGGAATTACGTTAAAGTAGTAGACATGAACCATTATGATTGTCCAAATCTTATGAAGGATTTAGTGAATGACGACTCTATGCGTGAGGTGATAGAGGCGTTCAGTCACGCTGGGATACATTAACATCCTTCCCAGAAACAGGATAATATTTTAGAATAACATTGGTTAGTAGTTCCCTATAACAATCCAAACAATATTTTGCACCTGTTACACTAACAGATTCTTTTGAACAGAGTCTACAAGGAATTAAAATATTAACATCTTTGTTATCTGACCAAGGTAATTTAGCCATATACACCACTAGGTTCTTTTTTGTCAGGCAATGATGTTTCAGAGTCTTCACTGTGTAAATATTGATGCATTAAACTTATTTTTTGTTGGAGTATCTTCTCATCCATCTTTAAAAATGCTAATTCTATTTCTCCGTAACTTATATTATCCTCTTTGTATAATTCATCAATTAATCCGTCTAACCTTTCATAAAACTTGTCAGATATATCAAGTCTTATTTCTGGTTGTTTTTCTTCTGCCATACTTTTCATTCCATAATCGTATAATTATACTTTATGTCTTATTTTAGACACAAATGATAATGTAACAGCAATAATAGCAGGTATTTCGATTAAATCAATCCCATAAAGAAAGAAATCAAGTAACGGGTGTATTCTAGATACGAACCCAGCCTCAAGTAACACATCAGCGTTCCATACCATATGGGGAATTTGGATAATATGAGTGAATACTAGAAACCCTAAAGAATATGTTAGTTTATTCTCCCACCAGTCAAGGAATTTCATATGATTAGTAATAATCTTTATTATATGAATGTATCTAAATAAATCATGGTTTCAGTGGATTTTAAGGTAGTTGGAACTGACAATAGGGGTATTTATTACCATGACAGTAAAAGAGCTGTAATATATCTGAATAAACATGAATCATTAGAGGATATAATAAAAACAATTCAACATGAGATGGTACACCATTGTATAAACATACATAATATAGAAATGGATGAAGATAAGGAAGAGGCATTAATATACCAAATGGCTTGGGCTGAACTATCTATTAATTAGAATACTCATCATGATCATGTTTATTTTCAACATAAACCATACTATCATTACCACTAGTTAACTTTACATTAATTTTTTTATAAAATTGTGATTCATAATGATCCAACCTTGGAAAATCACCAACATCAACATCAAATACCATTCCATCAACACATTCACCATCTGTTAGTTTAACAACAGGATATAATGATAGAATTGGGTGTTTTGTTAACGAATACCCACATAAAGTATCAGGTTTGGCTTTTACTACTCTTCCTAGTATGTTTTCTCTTATTTCATCATTCATAAGAGTACCATATACAAATAATTTTACCATGTGGTAGATAATATTTAACCACATTTAAATGTATCGAAGAAAGGTCTTTTTTTCATGGAAAAAACCCAAATATGTCAAAAAAATTTGTGTACAGATTTTACAACCTGTATAAAACTATACTGAGAACGTTAGGTTTCAGGGTAGAATGTTTCAATACATTTATCACATTCTTGCCAAGGGTTATCATATTTCTTTTTACACCGAGGACAAATCATGGTTCTTCCCACATTATTTTGGCTGTGTTTAATTCATCCCTCATGAGTACTATTAATTCATGTACGTATTTATCACTTAGATGTCTACATCTATGTTTACGTATGTGGTTAATAATATCATGTATTTCCTCTCCTTCTCTTAAACCAATCATAACATTCATGGCAACATGATAGATGAATTTCTCACGTTCATTAAGTTCTTCTATCTCAGTCATTTTTTCATTACCTCGATGATTTCTTTTCTGAATGTCTTCATCATGAATTGTTCTACATCACTCATTCCTCTACATGTTATAAATTTATTACCAAACATATTTTTCATATGATTGAGGTAATATCCTATCCCAAGTATCACAACATTTGAGTTACGTTTTGTTGCTAACTTGTAAGCTTTGATTGCTTCTTTACCTGTTGCATCTGATCTAACTCTTGTACCATTCTTATAATAGTTAGGGTATCCATCAGTTATAACTATGAGAAGTTTCCTCTCACCTTTCATCTTGGCTAACTCGTCCGAACCTACTTGTATTCCAAAGTGTGTGGGTGTGTATCCACCAACCTGTTTACTAAGATAACCTATATCTTTTTTATTGTATACTCTTACAGACATGTTACCACCGTGGTCAGAGTGCCATGTTATACACTTTAAATCTATGTTGGTTGTACCTTCTATTGATTTCCATAGTGTAGACATTATCCTTTCAACAGTTGAGTTGTGTGGGGACATACTACCCGATGCATCTATACTTACACAGATTGATAATCCATTAGCTCTTGTGTTATCTAACATACAATCACCATATCCATTGGCTTTCATATCTATGTATGAACCAACATCTAACTCATCACCATCAGATGTTATCAAATCTTTTCGTCTCTCTTTAAATGAACGGAGTAACCGTTGGATTTGTTTGACAGTTTTATTATCTGTTGTTATTTTATTAGGCTCACTATCCTTTCTTATTTTCTGGTAGTTGATGTATGTTTTACCCTTTGGCATCTGTGATGAACCACTCATCTTATCCTGTATCTCTCGTATTCTGTTGTCAGCAGATTTCTTTAATTCATCAAGTGTATCCTCTCCAAGAGAATCATCCTCAAATATAGACTTGTCTTCTTCGCCTTTACTATTCTCATATACTTTATCTTTTGGACATCTCAATGTATCATCTCTATGTTGGTCTTGACTTACTGGACTTGCTTTTCTTATCTCTTGTTCTGCAAGGTTACGGTCTTCTATTATATTCTTTATGGTATCATCAGATTCTGGGGTGTTTTTACCACGTTCTTTAATCAAATCACCACGTAGACTATTAACCTTGTCAGTATTATCAATTAACTTTTTTATAATCTCGTCAAGATAAGGTTTAATCTTCTTCAACACAACAAGTGAAGCCTTTAAGTCTTTACCTTCTACATCATGTATCATTTTTCCTACATGTGCGTACTTGCCTTGAACCAAGTCAGGTCTAAAGAATCTCTCAGCCAATAACATATTTGATGGGTGTTCATTCGCTTTTAAATCCTTACCTAATCTTTTACGTGTTCTAACAAATTCTTTTACATTGCCCAAGTATAATCTACCCCACAAGGATTCAATCCTTTGGTCTTCAATTACATTGAGTGCTTCGTGATATGTATTGAATATGTTTCTCCTTCTCTGTGTATTATATGCACTGTCACCAAGAACCCAATTAGAAGTCCACCTATTCAATGTTCTTATAACTTTATTCTCGAATGAATTGAATAGTATATGTGCTAACTCATGGTTGATTGCAGTGTTACCATCTATACCCTTGGCTTTTGGGGAGGCTTTAATCACAGTGTATCCTTTCTTGTTTTTATAAGCACAGTTTACTCCTGCTTTATAATCTACAGTGATTGTTTCACCTACTACTTGGGATACAATACCTGCTTTATTTCTATCATAATCTTTTTCAGATATAAGATCTTTGATAGTTATCTTTACCTCGTTGAGTAATGGTATAGGCATCTATGCCACCACTCCAAATATTTCTGCTATTTGTTTCTTAACTAACTCTCTTTGAGCCAAGTCACTAAACTTTGATAGCACTGTATTCCTTAGACTTCTAACTAATGGTTTACCTAATGTTGAATCAGTCCACATTCTATAACACTCTGTGAACTGTGCTATATCTCTTGGAGATAATGAATAATCCACATCTGCGTTAGTTCTTAGGTTATGTATGTTCTGCACTAACTGTAACATTGGGTCAACAACTGTCTCAACAGGTATACCACTCCAGTCAACAATCTTTTTGAGTGAATCGTTGGTTGGGTAATCCCATATTGCTCCAATGAATCTACTACGTGAATCTTCTGTCAATGTATTGACACCTGAATACGTGCTGGGATTCATGGTTGCTATCACTGATAGTTTAACACCTTCATTCAATCTAAACACTTTACCATTGGCAGTGATTGAACGTCTACCATCAGTTACAGAGTTGGTTGCTTTCTGTATCTCATGTTGTAGTGCGTTGAATTCATCCATATATAGTGTTGCCCTACCGAAATGGTTTGCAACCTCTATTGCAGTAGGTAATACTCCAAGCTGGAAGTAACTACCGAACTCATTAATCTGAGGTCTACCAATCAAGTCACCTATCTTAGTCCCATCAGAACAATTAAGTGATACTATAGCCATATCATGTTTAACACATAGATTATGAACTAGTTGAGTTTTACCTAATCCCTTATCACCCTCTATGAGATAGTTCATACCTGTAAGCATGCATTGTTCTAACTCATCTGCTTCATCAGTTAGTTGTACGTATTTTACACCCCATTTTACTGGTTTGTAATTAGTAAAGTCTATCTCTGCAATAGGCACACGGTACACTCTATCTTTATCATTCACTTTAGTCTTTAATGACTCTATGAACTCATGACTATTGTCGTTCATCATAACACTCCCGACATTTGTCATTATATTGTACTTGCTTACCATCTGTCATGATAAGCACCTCACATCTTCCTACCTCTACACCACAACTTTCACAAAGTTTAGGTGCTTTTGGTTTGATTATGTAATCACTCCACAATGTATCATGCATTTGATACTGTACACGAAGCTCGTTATCATCGTATGACCTAATCTCTTTCTCTGAGATTCTATGCATTTTAATCCACATATGTTGCATTTCAATCAACTGTGAAATCATTTTCTTCTTGAGTCTTTCTGCGACCAAGATTTCATATGCCACCTGTTCTTTAGGTGTTCTATCTGATTTCTTCCTGTTCTCAAGGAGAATCTTTAACACATCCTTGTCTTTAACAGACATTTTAGGTGTGCCATCTAGATAGACAGTTATTTTCTTAATCCCTTCTGGACTAAGTCCTTTGATTTTCTTCTTTTCTATTACGAAAAGAGAAATCAACTCTTGTGGTATATCTATTACCACATCTTTAGAATTAATGACCTTTGTCAAAAATAATCACTTCCTCCAAAGTAATTTGAATCGTTTACACCATTCATCATAATACTATACATTATACATAATATAAATCATACTGTATATCAAGACCCACAAACCTCATCAATGAATTTTTGTAAAACCTCACGCATTGTTGCCCCATTAAACTCACAATCTTTCAAGACTAAATGTAAATTATGATTAATTATAATTTTTTTAATCTCAAATTCTAGTGGTGTCATTTCTTATCATCTCCTGCCATTCGTGTACAACTCTTACCTGTCATAGTTAAATCTGTATTTATGCCATATACCATTATCAGTTAACACCTCAACCGATTTTATACTAGTGGAAGTATCCAAACAACCATAACATAATCCTATTTTATATTTTTCACCAATAACATAGTATGAACCTATCTTATTACACGTATCACAATGTAAAGTAGTACTATATCTTTCAAGTGAGTAGCCTGTATCAGTACATTCCTTATCAGTCCAATATACTTTGAGTGTTTTATTCAAGTTGATTATCTCTCCATGATTCATAAGCTAAATCCTCATCATACCCATCACCATTACATTCTGGGCATGGAAGTGTTTCACATCCATCATCATTATCATCACCAAAATATGAATGTCTTATACCACCATATTCTATGTAACCTTCACCTTCACATTCTTTACAATCTTTATCTGTCATAATCTATCTCTCCTTCAATACCAAACAAACATTCGTTACAACATCCATTTTCAAGTGGTAATTCTTCACTATGTTCATATATTTTTTGTTTGCACATATTACAAATTTCATATTTACCCTCATCATCTTTACCTGTTATTACTTCATCCTCATAATAAGTCTTAATATGTAAATCAATCAAATAATCTACACTCATCTTGCATACTCCTCCCCGACTCGTCCTTCTCCATCACAATAATCACAGAACTCTTCGTCATCTCCTACGAAACCAAAACCGTTACAATCTGGACAAACTCTCATTCTTTTAACACCTCAACATCTTCAAACGATATAAGATGATCTCTTACCTTATACACAACACAATATACACCATCTGTATCGACACCCATTGATGTAACACAATTACCATCTAACACATCATTACCCCAATCATTAAACATTTCATCAGCACTATCTAAATCAATGGTCACTCTTATCTTAGTCAATCTACACAACACTCCAACTTCATATTTGTTATTTTAATACGTAAGTTATGTATTAACCTCAGCTCTGCTAACTGTGTTTCATTATATTTGGTCATTTCTTACACCTCAATCTCTATCGTTCCTCATATCAGCTATACGTTCTGCTCTGTCTACTTTACAGTCATCACACATTGATTCGTAGTCGTCTTGATAACAGTCTTCCCAATCATAAGGACATGTTTCTGTCATACTTCTAACTCCTTTTGTATTGCCTTAGCCTGTACTCTTAACAGTTCAAGCTCTATTAATTCTTCTGTATCTTTCAACAGTTGTTTCATTTCTTCATTCATAACTTGCACCGTCGCCAATAAAGAACGCTGTGATTTCGTCACTATAATTAATGTAGTGTCTATCGACCATCCCCTGCTTAAAGAGACAAGAAATTATAGGATACTCTCAATCCTTTTTCTTTACTGACAAACGTCTATGCTTATGTTAACTATGTTAACTATTATCCTTCATAATCCCATAAATGACATACATGTATAAATCCAAAATGCCACATCTTAAACGTGCCACCATCATACACACCAATCCTTTGGTCTTTATGTTTCCATCTACGTGTAGTGAACTCAATCCACCACTCATTATATTCTTTATCCTTTAATGTTATGTTCATTGTAATTCATAAATGTACTCATACTCTATACTCTATTCCCCCCCTGCGTTCGTGTACAACTTTAATGGGTAAGTATAAGGGGAGTGAGCCCAAAGATAAACTCACACCCTATTGAAGTCATGATATAATATAGGTGTCTATGCGATTGAACATAGGTAGCAACTATATTATATGTGCTTACTATTATATTCTTTGACTATCTCTGGGTAGTCATGTGTTAACCAATCATTTATCTCTGCGTGCCTGATTGTATTACACTCACTACACCAATCACATTCTTGATGTGATATCTCTACCTCTCTACATATTACACACATCATTTTACTCATCATAATCATCATCATCTTTCATAAGCCAAGCCCACTCAGCTCTCTCTTTACTCATGACCATTCAACCTTACCTTCAACAGTATTTCTTTTATCTCTCTTACAATGTAGATGCCATGAAGCATGTCTAGTTAATTGTTGTTTAACCATTGATGATTCATCAAACTCTTGGGGACATAAGTTACATTTATATGTCATTTATATTCCCCCTTATTATAATACATTACCTCGTCTTCTATACTATGTTTCTGTAACATTAATTCTTCTTCCAAATCTAATCTGTTACCTATGTCATATATACTTGTCCCATCTGATAACATATCAGATATTTCTTCCTCACTCACTCCATATATATCAATGAGGTTAACCATCTCTAACTTCTCATCTTCATTAAGATAAGTTATTTGTTCAGTCATGTAATTGAATGGTTTATTAAACGTTGTCTTAGTTCCAAAAGATTGGAAGCCTGTGCCTGTAAAGTAATCATTACTACACTTCACACCATTAACTTTACACCAACCATCACCAAACTTTGTTATACCTTTACTTGATAGTATCGCTATCTTATTCCAACCTGTTACTAGTTTGTTCATACCATTTCTTCCTAACTTATGTGCAAGGTAAGCCATAATTCTACTGTCACTATAATTACCTCTTGGTATTGTTTGTGGTTTCTTACAGCCTTTTAAGTAGTTCACTAACACTTCAGCGTACTCACTCCACGTGCCGTTATGAAACAACACATCTTTAGTTATGTGACTTGCTTCCATGTTTAACTCTACCTTACTACTAATCTCAAACGGGTGGTTGAGATTCTTTTTAACACCACCAACACTAGCTATTCTAAAGTGAATGATAGCTGTGCTAATTCCTTTAGGCTTCAACTGTTTGTTGATGATTCTATTGATTTGTTTTGCTTTGATGCCTTTCTTATATGATACAGTCTTATCATGATTCAACCATGCGATTGAGCCACCATGACTATTCATATCCTCTGCATCTTTGAGGTCATTCTTTGATGGATAGTTACCATCATCTATACACATTATTACACACATTTTCTAGATCACCTCCTTGATTTCTAAACTATGTATCTTTGGTTTGTGTTCATCCAAGTATGTATGTATTATTTCTAATACTTTATTACTTGCTTTGATTCTTAACTCTGGTTTCTGAAATGCTGGGAGCACTCTTATCTCTACTGTTCTATGTAATGCCCAGCAATAATTGATAAAGCAATATCTTTGGCTTGACTTTGTTGTGTCATACTTTTGTTCAAGTGGTCTAAAGTCATCTTTACAGAAACTATTATGACCTTCTAATCTCCTAAAGAATGATGAGTCAACTTTAAGTTTATGCTCATGTCCCCACTTTAACAGTTTTTCTTTGAGTGTATTGTGAAAGTCTACATCCATTAGTACTGCATACTCACGGTTTGTTATTCCACCTACATGTATGTGATGACCACATGTATTATTAGTACGTAGTATTGAATCTTCGTTAGCACCAAGCCAACTAGTTGATTCATCTTCAGGTAATATTCTACTAACTACCTCTCCATCATCTCCTTCTCCGTTGGAGCAATCACATTCACAATTACATTCACAACCACATTCAAAGTCACATTCATGTGACATATTATCGTTGGTTACACAGTTGTATACATGTTCATTGTCTATAAAGTGTGTTCTACATTTATCACACGCTAGATATTCATCATGATTCTTAAGTTGTATTACTTTACATGACTCACAATCATTATTAGAATGGTTTCTCATGTCACATTCACATGAATCTATATTCTCATCACATCTAGAACATGTACGACATTCTTCACATGAACAGGCATCGCATGTATCATGACATATATCACATATATTACAACTTTCACATTCACAGTAGTCACGACATTCACAGTCGTCTCTACAACTACCGTTACATTCACTACTATTACCGTCTACATCTACTGAACCGTCATGATGAAAGTCTCCTCTAATAATATCAGATTTACTTATATTACCTTCGACTTCATGACCTACTGTAAAGTCACTCGTCATTATTTATCTCCATTATTTCAAGATAACTACGTTTCAATGAGTTGTATTTCAAATCACATTGTTTAGTCCAACTTTGTAACTCTTGATTCGAGTATGGTTGAGTATATCTATTTTTATACGCAGTTTGAACTTGTAATGTACTCATAAAAAACAAATCTGCTTTGTCATCTAAACGCAATAAATAATCACGTGGGTCTTCTTGTAACATGTATCTGTATGGAAAATCTCCTTCATCATCTTCATAGTTATGTATGGTTTTGACTAGTCTACTAAATCCATTATTACATGTTGCTAATAACTCAATGCCTTCGTCAATAGGCACGAGTAGTACTTCAAGTTCAATCTCCATTAGATTTCTCCTTTAGTACTAGCAAAGCACTTCCTGCTCTACTAAATGCTCCAAACCTCATCTTCTCGGGAAGTCCACGATATATTTGTGCTAAACCATTAATAATATTCCTTGAGGGAATACTACCATCTTTGGTTTTAATCACAAAACCTCGTAATTCTTCCATCACACAATCGTTATCACTAGCAAATGTATTGCCAGCATTAAGAAACTCTTGCATGATTGGGTTTTCGGCTGATTTGCCAATTAAATTCTCAGGCTTTGAACCCAAACCCATTATATGCTTTACAGCACTAACAGCTTGACGGGATTCAATATCTCCCCTAGCTACTGTATTCATGATAATATCTATCACATTTTCAGTACTTGGGTGGTTGATTTCAGTCATGTTTAACTTTGTCAAGTAAAAAGTGGGGTTTTAACCCTGTAATTTCATAGCACTTGGATTAATAGCTCTACTATGCCATTTAGACCATGCTATAAGTTCGTTTTGAAGATTCGTTAACTTCATGAGTAAAAAGGTGGGTTTTAACCCAAATGTTGTCCACATTTAGCACAACTATCAGTATCAACATCAAGTATGTGTCTAGGACATTTAATATTGCTCAATCCTTGTATAAAGTACTGAGCATAGAGTTCTTCGTCATGTTCCATAACTATAAACTTGTAAACACCTAACACACAACCAAACACAACAGTATAGTCTAATCCCTTAGAAGTATTGTTGTATATGAAACAACTTTGATTGATGTTAGGCACGGTTAAACCGTTGATATTTACCAAAAAACCATACGTACGTACGTAGTACGAACTATATAGTTTTAGTAATTACAATCTAGTACGCCTGAAGTCATTCTCAATAAGAGTTTATGACTGTCAGTACGTACTGTTTAGTAAAAAAGTGTGTAAGTAGTACGCTCACACTCGTGCTACCATTAGGTAGCAATCTTTAACCCTTGACCTTCGGTTTTACCCTAATGACCAAGTTTACTCTAGTCCTTTAAACTAGACACCGAAAAGGCAAGGACTAACTAGCTGGGCTCAGATATTTTGACATAAGGGAATCTGGATTGGAATAACACCATTTTATACCCTCTTGAATACTTTTGTAACCACTCGAAACTCTATAAGAGATAATCCAAAGTGGTGATTCATATTTCCTAAACTTTTCGGCTCAAAGCGTTCACACTATAACACGCTCGTCAAAGCCTAATCATGTCGGAAATGAAGCCCAATGCAAGACCACGAGGGTGTATTGCCTCGCTTACAAGGTTACTGTGCACTACTAATGTATATATCTTCTAGGCACAAATCCACAGTGTATCAGGAACGAGTTAGCGAGACCCAGTACACATGTAAAAAAAACAGTTTTTGGGAAATAAGAGGTTACAGACAGGAAAAAAATATTAATACAACTACGATACATATATAATAGAGTTACGGGGCTAGGCTTTATTCCTAATCTTATTCGAAATACCCTTTGGTCGACCACCTGCAAACTGAGGGTAGTTATTTCTAAGTCGTATCTTAACACAGTCTCTACAATATCTAGTCATATTACCAGTCATGGAATTTTTACTATACCCTGTATTTTGGAGGGTACGCTTATGACCATTTCTACACTGTATATCTAAAATTAGTATACCATTATTTCTCCTAATTAAACCTATTTTTATACAAACAGGACAACCTCTTTTACCGTTCTTTTTATCCACAATAACTAAAGTATGACCATCCTTACAAGTTGTGGGGGGTATATGTAATTTACCTCCTATTCCTCTTCCACGCCTAAGGTTTTCTTTACGTGTAACTATTTCTAAATGATCAAGGTCTACACATAGTCTATTCCTACATAAATGATCTATGTCATAACCTTTTGGTATTTCTCCTTTATATACCATGTAAAAAAATCTGTGTGCGTAAAACCTACCTTTGTTAAATTTTACTGATCCGTATCCTCCACTATGTTTCATACCAGTATACTCTAAACAAATACCATTAACACGAACATTGTTTAAAATAGTGTCTAAACTAATAGTGTTTATCTTCATTAATATATTCTATCCAATACCTTATATATATCTATCCATTATTACGGTTTAAAACAAACACTTATATTAGGTATCCTATAGCGAATCCAATCAACCCAATGACACCTAATACTATAACAGTGACAGCAGTACTTATCTTTATATTCTCTCTATCCCAAATTTTCTTTACCCTCTTATTACATTCATTACATCCTTCTGTTATTTTACCCTTCTTAAAGTCGGGGATAAAACAACAGAATGACCAAGTGTTACTTCTACAGTTAGGACATTCCATAGAGTGTCTTATCTTGTTAGTATTAGATATCTCGTCTAACTCATCTTCTCTATCGTCCCAGTCCAATTATTTACACTCCAATTATTTCACCCTGTTCTAGGGAAACAATCTACACATATAATCTCATGTGATTCAGATAGTTCAACATTACTCTTAAAACATGCATGACATAACCCGAAATATTTTTCTTTATTACCTTTAATTAGATTCAATAAAGACTTTATTCCGAACATCTACTTATACATTCCTTTAATACATTTATACGATAGTCTCTCTCTGCACTTTTTGTCTCGTTTTCAATATTAGCAAGTACATTGTTAAAGTCTACTAAATGCTCTTTCTTTTGTTTGTCATCTGGGTACATGTTAATCCTCGAATTCTTCCATATATAAATCTTTGTAATTGATGTTTTTTGGCATGCTTGATATAAGGCACCAGCAATAACTCTCGTTATTATTTATACATTTGTTGTGATCGTGTTTATTTGTCATTTATCAAAAGCATTAATTTCGCCTATTTTGTTAAAGCCTAGATCACCATCTGATGTATTAGGTACTATTTTTTGACCTAATATATCTTCATTTAGATTACTATTTGGAACACTGTTCTCCTTATCCGTAGTCTCAATTTCACCTACGGTAGTACCTTCATCATTCCTATTTTTATTAAATTTTGAATATCCATCTGTTTTTAATAGTAACTCTGATTGTACTCTTACTAAGCATTTACCTAGTTTGTTAAAAGAATGATCCCCTATTATATCTTTACATGCAAGACATATCATCTTCTTAATCTGTTTACTCCCTACTACCATTATATTAGTATATAACAAGCCTTATATAAATGTATTCTGTAAATTACAGTGATGCATATGCAGCAATCATCCTTTTCTTCTTTCCTATAAACCTTGGTGCAAAATTACAACAAGGACACCTTCTATTCAATAAAAGTGTTAATGAAATCCACGCATCACATCTAGTACAGAAAGAGTGTTTTGCATAAGTGTCACCGAACGGTCTATTACTCCCCAATCTATCACAAATACCTTTACACCCCTTCATATATAATATCATATATAGGATTATATAAGTCTTTACCTTAAACTTTCTAATGTAAAAGGTGAATATTGATCTATCTGAACTATGTTAGATTCTTCTTTATCTGATTTACAAAAGTACCAAAGACCTATTATCCCAAGTGGAGCTAAGACGATTGTACCGAAACAGAACAAAGAAAAAAAGAACAATAGGATCTTCGACACAATACAACTATGTTAAAACATAATATAAGTGTTAGGGAGATAATGTCTCTACACTTTTTCTCCCTACAGGTATCAACCTAAATTAATAGGTTAAGAGGGCTACCGTATGAGGGTAATCCCTGACACCTATAATACTTTATATAATACCTTATATAAACTTACCTATGTACTAAAATTGACCATATATATCTCTCAATTAAACCTCCGTTTTGCTTCGCAAAACTTACTCGTCAGATTCAGGAGGATGACCTTCCCTTATCTCTTTAATTTTGTCCTCACATAAAAATGAAAGTTTCCAGAACGTCTTCTTATCATCCATCCCCAACGCCTCTGGGTTTTTACCAAAACATAGTTCAAACCAGCGTATGACTGTTTTATAATCGTTTAACTCAAAGTCTACCATATTGCTTTAAATATTACATCCTTTAAATACTTGCTTAAAATAGAAATCTTTATATTAAATTTAGTTTTGATATATGATATGACCAAGGACAAGACTGAGACTATACGGGAAACCCCCACTGTAGTTAAAAAGGAAATAGTCAAATCTTGCTCTTGTAACCAAGATATAGGAAGAGATATTAGATGCCGTGATCATGGCGACCCTGACAAAATCTGACACATAGTCGTCAAAATACGTTAATTTTACAATAAGTTTATAAACTATTATATATTCATTATACTATGGGATTACGTGCTAGGATAAGTAGTATAACTAAATCTCTTAGCAATGTTAACAAAGGGTATACAGAGTCAACTTCTAGACCATCTGTCGCCCAGCCATACATGGCAACTGACACAGGTGCCAAACTACCAATTTTTCCATTCCCACTTATAATGATTTATGAGTTGGCTGATAATATTGATGCACTTCGAATTCCTATTGAGACTCTAAATAGAGAGATGTTTAAGAATGGTTGGCAGATAACTGAACGGTTCAAGTATAAATGTAATAACTGTTCAAAAGAATTTCAGTATGCTCCTAACGTAGCAGTTGAAGGTGAGGAACCAAAGAAACTACAAAAGGTACAATGTGACTCCTGTCAGAGTTATGAATTAAGAACACCTGTACCTGAACACAGAAAGATTATTGAAAATTTAATTAATAGACCTGTTAATGGGAACGCCCAAAATCTAGAAGACGTTGCAAGACAGTTAGAAAGAGATCTAGAGATTGCAGATAATGCATATTTACTTTTGTTAAAGAATTATTTTATTGATGATATTACTGGTGAGATAGATAATAAAAAGACAGAGATTAAAGAGTTACTTAGAATAGACCCACCACAAGTAGCAATGATTGCTGACTCTGATGGTAGAATTGGATATGATGATAAGAGACAAAAGATTTATGTCTGCCCACGATTTGAGCACAGGGATGCGAGATTGTATAATGACAGATGTGATAAATGTAATGCTAAAGCATTAAAGGCTATACTTGAAGTTAACTCTGTTTATTCCATAGGTGTACCACATCCTAAAAGAGTAATTTATGCTGAAGGTGAAGTGATTTGGAAAGCAGGAAAATACAAACCATCTTTGATTTACGGGTTCAGTCCTATTTATGCAGTGTGGAGTAAGGCTATGGCTTTGTCTCACATGGATGAGTATATTAGAAAGTACTTTGACAAGATGAGACCACCACGAGGATTACTTGTTGTTGCTTCACGTAACTATGAAACCTTTAGAAAGTCATGGGATGCTTTAGAACAGAAAGCCACCGAAGACCCATACATGATACATCCACTTATGGTTGAATCAGATAAGGGTGGACAAAACATGGCACAGTGGTTAGACTTTACTGGTACATTACAAGAGTTACAATTCATTGAAATTAGAAAAGAGTTAAGACAAATCATTGGTGCAGTGTATGGTGTGTTACCTTTGTACTATGGTGAGATGGTAGGTGGTTGGAGTCAGGAAGGATTACAAGTTACAATTACTAATAGAGCAGTTAAATGGGGACAAGATATATTATACAAGTCATTCTTTAAGAAATTTGTAGAGTTAATGGGTGTTGATGATTGGGATCTCAGATTAGAAGCAGGTGAAGAGAATGATAAACTATCTGAACTACAAAGAGATGGAGTAGAAATACAGAATATGGCTTTACTACAACAAATGGGATTCAAAGTTACAAGAACTCACACTGGTGAGTATAGTGTATCACAAATACCAGAACCTATAGATGAATTACAAATGGGAAGAGGTAGAGGTACTGCTGCACCAGAAGAGAATAGACAAAACTTTGCTGGACAACCAAACCAGAACAGACCATCTGATATTGGTGGTGTTGCACAAGGACACCCAAGTTCAGGAAGTGGAACTTCTCTCTCACAGAAGAACTTTCCTACTGGAATAACACCTGATAACTTTGATGTGGTAAAAAAGACATTACAATCAGCAATGGATTACAACTGGAAGAAAACTAAAACAGTCGATGAACTTAGAAAGTTTACAGGAATAACAGTAAGAGAAGCACGTAATATTGTACAGAATGAGTTTGACATGGTTAGAAAGTGGGAAGATGAAGAGGAGGATAAAAATTGACGAAAAAAACTCATAGATGTGATGATTCCTGTAAGGGAACTCATACAACAGAAGATGCAAAGAAAATAAAGTTACCTAGTGGAACTAAGGTAAAATCCACAAAAAAATCATCTAACGCAGCATTTAAAAAGCAGTTAGATAGAATTGAAAAAACTGAATCATTCAAAAAACCTATAATTACAGATGTCTATAATGCAGATTATTCATTAATAGATGAAACTATAGATAATATTAAAAAAACAAGTAGAAGTATATGTGTTGATATCTATTCTTCTAATAATGTCTATCTTATTTTACAAGAAGCTTTAAAAAAAGTGACACTTGCAGATAAATAGAATGGATTAATAATCAAAAATGGCAACTAAATTAGATTTGAACGCTGGTAGTACATCTATGGGTAAAAAGATAGTTGAAATACATCAAGATAATGAATATACTCATGTAAATAATTATAAAGAAGGGTTATGTTTTGGTTGTTTTGGCTCTAATGTTGTAGGTGCATTGGTTGCTGATATTTGTGGTGACTGTGCAGGGAAAAAGGGTAGAGAACCGTTATTAGTATCAATCAAACCAATTTATTACGGGATGTGTCATTTTTGTGGTGTATATAAATTTAACATGGAACAAATAAACTGTAGATTATGTCAAAAATGTCACAGGCGTACAGCTAATCACATGAAAGAATATAATAAAAAAGGTGGTATGCATGGTGCAGATCCATTTTGGCAATCAATGAGACGTAAACATGGAAAGGATTGGAAACAGATAATGTCTAACGGTACAAAGTCTTGGAGACAATGATTAATTATTCTTTAAAACAAATATGATCCTGTCTAACTCAAAATCATAATACCTGTGATCATAATCTATAATTTTATTTTCATTTCTATACACAGCATCAAGGTATCTATCAACCTTCCATTTTAATGATGGTTTCCTGAGAAACTTTGGATTAAACTCTAACTGCATTTTTTTTCTATTAAATTTTATTTTCTCATATTTTATTAATTCGGTACCTTCATTTTCATGTTCACCAAGTTTACCGTTTCTAAAATGTACAAGTGATTTTTGTAGGAATGGTCTCTCCTTCTGATCATTTGTGTTAGTTACAACATATAGTTTTTCTTTATTTTGTATGTACATATCAATGATCTTTATTCTTCTCATTTTATCTTCCGTATATCCTTTGTAAAAATGGTCAAATGTTTTCATGTCATCAAATATGTATATAGATGAAGCCATTACCATTAAATACAAATACTTGTTAATAAATCAAGTGGTATGGGTCTTTTTAATAAAGAAGAAGAAAAAATATGTGATTGTGGTGTAAAAACATACAAATATGTAGGATTCAAAATGTCTTTAGAGATATGTTATAAATGTGGAAAGTTTGACTGTAGATCAGATTATATAGATGACGATTTTATAAAATTTCTTGTAAAAAACCCTGAGCTTGTACCAGAATTAATCAGGCTAAAATATTTAATACCCACATGAATCTTTATAAATTAGAATAGATATTATTTAACATGGAACAGGTATTCAACTCATTCGTCGAACCATTATTATTAGCAATGATGTTAGCAACAGGTGGAGGAATTGTTGCTTTTTTTAGAAAAATGAATAAAACACAGAAAGATTTATGTGAAACTGTGTCAAGATTACAAAAAACCCTTATTATTTTAGCTAAAGCCGTAGATAGACAGTCAAACAGACTACATCCAAATGAGGCTAATTCAGACCTAGACGATCTAGTCAAAGAACTACTTGATAAATAAGTTTAAATATAGTCTATTTCAGGGATTTATATGGTTGAAGCTCTATTAGCAGTAGTAATCGCCACTGTAGCTGGTGCAGTATTAAACACCATTAGGGGATTCCTAGGTTCTGATAGTTCCTATGATATCAAAAAATTCCTTGGTGCTGTAATTGTATCAGGTTTTGCAGGGTTAGCTATTGCACAAACAATCGCTTTAAGTGGAGTAGACACGTTAGGACTAATTCTAATTGGTCTAACAGCAGGATTTTCAATAGATTATGCTGTATCTAAAGCAAAAAAAATTACAGAGTAATTCTGTATTTTATCCCTTTTTTATTAACTACAATAATCTTTATTAGTATTGTATAGTTTATTTATATATGAGTGAAGAGACTCAATCCAAGGATATAATTCAGTTTAACCAACTCACTACATCATTAAAGAGTATGGAGACAATTAATTCGGATGAAAGATATTTTGAGGGATTACTCACTGTGCAGATGAAGGATAAACAGGGAGAAGTCACGATTGTTGATGAACTTTACAAAGTATTACCAATTTGGATGGATAGAGGAGCACCAATTAGTGATACACATTCTAATAGAATTATAGGAAAAGGTATTAATTATTCTAAAACCATAGTTAAAGACGAACACGGTGAAGATCTACCAGCTATTAAAATTACAGGTAAGATTTACAAAAACTATGAATTAGACAATGTTATTTGGAACAAGATAGTAACCAAAGAATATAGAGGTTTATCATTCGGTGGGGCTACAAGAGCAAACCGTATGCCAATGAAAATGAAAGACGGGTCTATGGCATATGCACTTGGTGCATTAGAGCATTATGAAGTAGCAGTGTGTAAAGATCCAGCAGTTCCAATGGCTATCATTACTGATTTTAATCCTATCGCTAAAGCTAATTATTCATCTACAGTAAGAGATGATAAAATGGTTATTCAATGTACAGATATGGGTTGTTATATAGACAAAGCTGATCTTAACGAATCACAAACATTCCAACAAAAAGTAGATGCATTAATCAGAGAAGGTAAGTCAGAAGAATCTGCAAAAAAGATAGTTGGTTCATTTGTACATAAAGAAGAGTTAACCGAAGGTGGTAAAAAAGTGTTTGATGAAGTTAAAAATGTTGTTGATAGAGATAAAAGAGGTGAAGAAAACCAAATGTATAAATCAGGGTATCAAACTGAAGCAGGAAATAATCAATTAGGTGGACAAGGTAAAACAGAAGATGATAAGGAAAAACGAGAAAAAGAGGATGAGGAGAAAGAAGATGATAAAGTTAAACGTAGAGATCATTCAGATGCAGGTGGGGATATACACTCTATGTATAATCAAAACGTAGGAAGAGAAGCATCATCTGGTAGAAAACTTAAAGGAGATACAACTGTAAACCAGACTGGTGGTGTAAGAGGTGGACAGGATACTGCTGTCCAAGGTAGTGGTAAATCTAACGATATTAATATAGTTCAAAAGAAACCTGAAAGAAATGAAGAGAAATTAATATCAAATATTAAAGTGGTTAGAAATATTAATAATTCACTTGTAAAACACGCACAAATACAACAACTAAAGAAGATTAAAGGTGCATTACCTGATATGAAAAATCCTAGATATCCAAAAGGAGACATTATTTCAGAATTTCCAGAATCTGATGGATCTAGAGCACAATCAAAAGAAGGTCAAGCTACAAATGTAAGAGTAAGTCATGCTGGAAGAGGTGGTAAATTTAGACACAGTAGTGAAACATTAGATACAGGCTCTTTACATAATGCAAAATTTAGAAAATCTATGGATGAACAACTAAAAAAGATTAATGACGATCTTGGAGATGCTCGTGGATGTACCGAACATTTACATGGGTAATATAAATGTTTACAGAATCTTTATAAGCACTTATATACAAGAATCTATGATAACATGGCTCTAGAAGAAATCGTTAAACAAAACGACGACAAAAAAGAAGAAGAAGATGACAAAGAGGAAGAAGATACTAAAAAATCTTTCGACCAAACTTTGATTGAAACTATTTCTACTTTGACAGAGCACGTAAAAGCACAATCAGAATCATTGGCTGCACTCGACGACAGGCTTACTAAAGCCCTAGAAGAAGAACCGAAGACTCAACTTGATTTCCCTAACACTTCAGATGATGAAGGAGTCGGTGAAAAAGTTAAAGTCCCAGATACCTATCAATCTAACTCTGTGCAAGCAGAATTGGATGCAGATGGTGCTGAAACCGAAGATGACCCAGAAGAACTTGTTATGCAAGAGAAATCTGAGAAAACTAACTTCGATTTTACAACTGAGACTCCACGACCAACTACATCTGTTGAAACTATAAACAAATCAGATCAAAATGGTTTGAATATGGTATTGAAAGATGCAAGAGAGCAAGGTTTTGACAGTTTATCTGTCGTAGCACAAAGGATTTTGAAAGGTGATTACTACACTCCTTCACAAGAGGAGAGTTGGTTCTAAAATGGTTCAAATTCGAACTATTGACGAACTAGAGGCACTCTATTATGGACAGAATAGAAACCTAATCAGAAAAGCTGATGCCCCAGTCGTTACATCAACATCTGGCGTTTTCAACGCTATATTTGGTGCATATGCATGGGCACAACTTAACTTAGAAGCAAATGCTTTTGGTATCTTACCAAAAGTTCCTTGGGATAAATCTGGTTGGAGGGCAATCACTGCCAAACCAACTTTGAACACAAACCAAGGTAATACTGCACTAGGTGGTACTGCTGAAGGTGGAAATATTGCTGAAACCGTAAAGCCTACTTTACAAGAGATCGACGTTAGACCAAAGACAGCTCAGTTGCCTTTCAGTGCATCTGAAGTCATGGAATGGCTCGCAACTCACAGTAAAGACGATATTTGGGGTGGACTAGGTTCACTTCGATTATATATGGCAGTTCAGCACAAAGAATTCATGAATAGAATGTTACTCGCAGATGTTGAATCTGAAGCAGCAGCAGCAAGTGCAAATAACTCAGGTACTACCAACTTTGAAACATTGGATAGAATTATTTCTTCCAATGCTGAAGAGACAGCATTAGGTGGTACTTATGACGGAATGTACGATCCTTGGGCAGCAAACGCTACCATTGATCGTGACGGTTCAGGCACTTTTGACTGTACTGTAGAATCAGCATCAGGTACAATAGGAACAGACGGTGTTCTTACCGACGATACACTACGAACTTTCCTTAGAAAGATCCGTATTGCAGCAGGTAAAGATCCAAATGTATTCCTAGGTTCCCACGAAGTTTATTCCGAAATACAAGGCTTATACATGCCATCTGTCAGGATTCCAAATCCTTATGGTGAAGCATTAGTACAAGTCGATGTAAATGGAATTCAGACTTTCAAAGGAACTGGAGTCGGAATTCACGTAGATTCAATCTATGGTATCCCATTCATCCCTTCAAAAGATGCCCCATCTGGTGGTGGAAATGAAGTCGGAAGATTATTTGCATTAGATACTTCTGATGCAGAAGGTTATGGTTACCCAAGAATTGGAATACAAATCGCAATTCCAACCGAGTACTATGAGGCAACACGTAGAACACCAGCTTATCCATTCGTTAACAATGCTTTCGTTGAGAAAGGAGTTTACAGAACAATGGGTGAAACTGTTTGTCGTCACTTCAAATCACAAGGTAAAATTAGAGATATTAAACTCTAGTCAACCTATAAAACACTCTTTTTTTATTTTTTTACCCTTCCTAACCTGTGGTTAACCTCATATGTTAAAATAACTTGTTTAATTAATTAATTAATTAATTAACTTTTTACACGTTAGCTAATAGATATAGAAGGAAAATAGGATCGCCTCAATCTTTATATATGATTATTTTGTCTATTGTGTAATGGCAATCACAATCGCACAGAATTCAGACCATAAGAGTCTAACAGGAAAGACTTTGTCAGTCCAAGCAGAATTGACTTCTAAATTAAAGTCATGTGTAGTAGATGTCACCTATGGTGCCTCAGACACATATACTACAAACGGAAACACTGTCGACCTTTCTTTGGGTGGTAGAATCAAAACTGTAATTGGAGCTCAAATACTCCATAGTAACGCAGGTCTACTTTTGCAATACGTCCCAGCAGCAGCAGGGGCAGCAGCCACAGGTAAGATTAAAGCTTATGGTCAGGAACCAACAAGTGCTACAGCAACAGTTGTAGCCCTTGCAGAACTAGATTCATCAGATACAGCAGTCAATTCCTTGACCATACGTATTAGAGTATTTGGTTTTTAACCTTTTTTTTCTTTTTAATAACATTTATATTATCAATTATATGTAATTAGTTATGGCACACCATGATATGAAGATTTCACAAAAAATGGTTGAAAAGCATCCACATATTATCTATAATCTTATAGGGTATGAGATGAAAAGAACTAATAATATCAATGGTATCCATTATATGAAGACCCCTCATTCTGGTACAGAGGGGGGATTTCTTCACATTATTTCATATGAATATTAATAATGTTTATATATGACTATTCTTAATGGTTAACATGGTAGAACTTAACCATAATGTTGCTAATGTTAATGCTGACGTAGTAGTAAAAGGAGGACATGGTGTAATAGTTGGAGTTAAAGTAATTAAATCAGGATCATCTGGTAGTAAAATAGAACTTAAAAATGGAATTGTTAGTGGGGCACCAGTAGAATTCACTGTATATGGAGAATCAGTTCAAGACTTAGGAAATATCAATAGAAGGTTTGAAGCAGGCATTTATGCCGATATTACAGGCAATGCAGAGTATTTAATAATATTTAAATAATAACAAGCATTTATATATTCATGGCAGTTACCTATTGTACAGTCGCTGATGTCTCAGATTTTCTTCGTGTTCCTATCACTGCTACCACTACTCCAAATAAGGCTCAAGTCACTAAAATTATTAATAGAAAAGAAGAAGAACTTGACAGAAGAATAGGTCATACATTTGGACGTAATAAACAAATAAGTAGAGAAGTACATGACTTACCATTATTATACACTTATGGTTGGGGTACACCGTTATTTTTAAAACATAGAAATTGTAGGGATATTGATTCAGCTCAAGGTGATAAGATAGAAGTTTGGGAAGGTGCAGGTTCCACATATACTGATATAGTTAATGATTCACAATGGTTTGACTTTGAGCCAGTTTACGGAAAATTATTTTTAAGAGGTTATATATTTACAATTATTAGAAAACACAGAGTTAGAGTAACATATCGTTATGGTGATGCAACAGTTCCATTAGATATTACAGATGCATGTATTAAACTTGTAGCTATAGATTTACTTAACTCTAGTTTTAGAATGGATATTTTGCCAACAGGAGGAGATGGAGCAGACTTTAATTCATCTAAATCAGACTGGAGAGCAGATATAGAGAACTGTATTGATAATCGTAGAGAAATATTCTTCATTCCATAACAATGGGTCATAATATAATATCTGATTTAAAGGAAAAAACATTTAATAAATTAACATTAAAAGATGCTTCTATAGAAGAATTAATTATTGCTGGATTTAAATCTATGGAGTATAAAGAAATAATATTAAGTGATAATTCCAAGTTAACATCTATACCAAATAAACAAAAAACTCTTTACACAAGATTTATGAAAGTACTTGCGATGAAAGCTAATCAGGATATGCATACAAGATTTAAAATTGAAAAAGGTATAGATTTTATTCCTGCATATGTAACATATAATGTAAGTAAAAAATCTGCAAAAATAGAACCGAATTATAATTTTTTAAAATTAAAATTAAAAGCTGAGATAGATATGTATGACTGGTTATTAAGTAATAGATCAAACAAACTAGGAATAAAAAACAAGAGGAAGAAAGCAACCCAGTTAAAAAAATGGTTAGATGTTACTGATGGTGGAGGATCAGGAACCACTCATAATAAATTTAATACTCCTATGGAGGTGAAAAGACCAAGATGGTATAAGGACGTATGGAAAATATGGGCAGATAAATATTTTGTGAAAGAATTTTCACTATCAAACTCTGGAGGTAAAAATATATTCACATCATCATCTAATATTGAGAATAAATTTCATATAACAAAAGATGATGGAATTCAAAAATACAGAGAGATATTCTCATCACCTATACAATCAGAAAGTTTAAAAAAGGCATTAGATCCTGATAATTTTGACGAGTTATTTGGTGATGGTAATACAAAAACATATATTAAAAGATATGATGTAAACGAAAAATTATATAAAAAAATAATGAATAAAGTATTATCTTCATATTGGGAAGCTGTTCAGAATATTGATGCAAGGATGTTAACATTAGAAGATGTAGAGAATTTAGAATCATCATATCAACCAAACTTTCCTAATATAAAGAAAATAAGAACTTGGTTTGTTAATAAAGGTATGAAAAACTCAACAAATAAAAATCATAAATATACAACTGAGAAGTTTTTAAACTTAAAATCTAATTCAGCAAGGGCTAATTTTATTGATAGGGCAGTATTCCTTATTGCAAATTCTATTTATTTAAAAAACCATATACCTTCAAAAAGATCAAGATTTAATAATAATAATGTAATTCAAAGTGCAGGAAAAAAAACACCAATAAGTCATGCTAGAAAATACAAGAGAATGAGTAAAAATAGAACTAAATATACAACTAAAAGAACAAAAGAATATGAAGTATGGAGAACAGATAACAGAAAACTAGGAGCAAATATGAAAAGAAGAGATACACGAAGCAGAAGACAAACTTAATAACTATATATTATATATTATATCATGGCTGGCTCTACAATATATGATTCTGCGACTGAACTTAAAACCCTTTTAAATGATAAATGGAGTAATTCAACTACACCAGATATAACATTTGTATGGGAAGAGAGATCTACAGGTTTTATGGACGACAGGCGTGATTTTATACTTATATCACCTACAACTGAAAATACACAATACTTTGGTTTACATGGAGAAGATTTTCTCCACGAAGTTTTTATTAATTTACAAGTACATACATTTCAAAATATAGAGCATAATCAAAACGTAGTAAATGAAGTATTTTCTATAATAAAATCAAATATAAGAGGTTCTACATACGTTGACCTTATGATTATATCATCGTCAAATAACAATGATTTATATAGGAATATTTATCGTCATAATATAACTGTGAGATATAGAAAATTAAATCCATAGATAAACTTTATAAGTCATAGGTATAATATAAATTCATGGTTCGAACTGGTGCTCATGCATATGTAAAGTATGACTTTGAAACATTAAACAGTTATGGATCTGGTGGAACTCCAAATAAAAAATTTGGTCTACAGGATAGATTAACCAGTTTATCATTAACAAATAACAGAGTTAATTTAGCACAATTAAATAAAAATACTATACACGCTTTTGCATACGGTCAACAACAAGGAACAGCATCAATGGGATTCACACTTTCAAACCCTTGGATTTTCGGAGCACTTTTAGGATCACCAACTTCAGCAGGAGCTTCACCTTATACTCATACTTATAATACAGCAGCCAACCTTAAAACACCAAGAACAATTAAAATGGAAGTTGGGTTTGACGGAGCATCAGCAGATATAGTAAGGACATTAAAAGGAGGATTAGTAAATAATCTATCCATTTCAGCAGCAGTTGGTGGACTTGTAGAATGTACTGCTGATATTACTTATGGACAAGAAGTAGCACCATCAACAGCATTGACTGGAACTCATGTAGCACCAACATTACCTAACGAAGAATTTCCTTATACTTTTGCACATGCAGAATTAACTTTTGGTGGAAATCTAGTCGCACAATGCCAAGATGTTAATTTAAGTATAGCACAAAACAGCGAACTATTATACGGATTAGGATCACATTCAGCAGTTAATTCATTTAGAAGAGTGTTAGATATAACTGGCTCATTCAGAGCATCTTTAATTAATAAAGACCTATTAGAAAAATTACTTGCACAAATCAAAGCAGATACTTCTACCACCTATCAGGAAACAGTAGGAGGTTCACCAGAATTCAAATTAACATTTATTGAAAATAACACTAATCAAAAGATTGAAATTACATGTGCTGGATTATCAATAACAGATCAAGCAATCAGTGGAATTGAACCAGTAGAACCTATATTTGAAGAAATTAATTGGCAAGTTAAAACAATCAGTGTAGTAGCAACAAACACAACCTCAGCAGAAGAGTAAGCATAAGGCTTTTATATTAGTCAAATGAAACATTTATATTGACCATTAAATCATTTCAAATAGATTGGAAAGATTCTAAAGAAACAATAGAATATGATGATGATATTTTATTTGGTGATCTTGAAAACATATTAAATAAATGTCTTGATTTAAAAGAAGTTAATAAACCAATAGTTAATATTCCTTTATATAGACAACTAATATTAACAGCCGTAATCACAAAAGCACCTTTCCCTCTAAAAGAAATAGCAGAGATTAGAAACCTTAAAGCTAGTGTAGCACAAAAGATCATGATGGAGGTCATGAAAGACTACCCTTTAATGAAATATTTGGAAGAGTGGGTGGGGACGTTCGTGGGAACAGAAGTAGATACCTCGACAGCATCTATTACTACTTCGCCAAAGAGTTCCACTGGACGAAAACACAAGTAGACAGTCAGTCTACTTCGTACCTAAACATGCTTATTAATGAAAATAAAGAGGTAGATCGTAAAAATCGAATAAATTTAAATAGACGTAAGGGATAAGATTTATATGACAGATGAATTTGATAGTGGAATTTTAGAAGAACTTACCAAAGCTACCAAATTACTTACACAAGTTTCTAAGAATATAAGTAAAATAATGAAAGATATAAATTCAAGAACAGAAGAATCTGCTAAAAAAACAAATAAAGCATATGATGAAGCATATAATAAAGCAGATAAACAGAATAAGAAAAATGAAGAATCTACTGAAAAACAAGCAAAGATGTCAAAAACACAATCTGATAGGGAAATAGTTAATACAATGAAACATCTTCAACAAAAAAATAGAATAGAATTATCACATGCTAATTTATTGGAAAGACAATTTTTAAGAACTTCATCAAGACAACACGGTAATGTGATGGGATTTATGCAAATGATAGGAAGGCAAAGCAGTATGATAGGAGGTGCATCTGAATTATCAGGACTTGAACAATTAAAAAAATCTGGAAGAGTTTTTAATAAAGATGAGAATATAGCATATAATAGATTAACTAAAGAAGGTGCAGGTGAAAGTCCATTAATGCCATTATTTACAATGTTTGATAAATATTTTGGGACAGGGTCTACATGGGATAAATTCTTTCAAGGTCATGGTAAATTAGCAGCAGGTGTAATTGGTGGTGGAGCAGCAGGGTTAGGTGCAACAGCAGTAATGAAAGGAGTTCAAATGGCTATAGAAGCATCTCCAATGTTACAACAAATGTTAAAACTTTGGAAGTTTGGTATTATGATGGTACTTAGACCTATAGGGGATTTCTTTGGATTTGTAATGAGACCAATAATGGTTATGATGTTAAGGAAATTCATAATACCTTGGTACACTAAGATGTATCCTATAATGATGCAATTAGGAACTGACCTTGGAGATTTAGTAGCAAAGATTTTAGGAGGAGATGCCAATGTAAGAACAAATAGACCAAATCGAGGAGAAGGTAGTGCCTTAGAGGATGTCATAACTCCTGAAATTGATTATACAGGAAAAGATGTTGTTGTTACATTAGATAATTTTACTTTTGCTTTAGAAAATAGTATAGAGGAATTATTAGGATTTAGAATTGATCTAGGTAATCTCTTTAAAATTATACCTCCTCTAGGGTATGCTGAAGTTGGAGGAGATGTAAAAACTGACCTAATAAATATATACACAGATAAAGCATTATTCGATGAATCTAATGACCCTAACGCAATATTAATAGAATCGGCAGAATCAATGAAAAAAAGATGGGAAGAGTTAAATCCAACACTTGTAGATCTTAATGCAAACTTAGAAGCAAATAAAAATAAAGTATATGAAGTAACAGACACATTTGATGATTTAACAGAATGGGCTCAAGGTTTAATTGAAAAGTCAAAAACAGTAGATGTTCCTGAAAGAGATATGTCAGATGCTGAAAAAGCAATACGGGCTAAAATGGAAGCAACAAACGAGAAAAATAAAAAACACGCTGAAGGTAACGCTGGAATGTTTACAAAAGTAGAAGAAACAATGACATATGCAGAAAAACAAGAGGTAATAAATAATTCATATTCATCTATGAACACTGGAGGAGATAATGTAAGAGGAAAAACAGGAGGTATCGGTTTAGAAGATAGAAATGGAGACGGTAAAATTGACTGGATGGATTATATGGCTAGCGGTGGAATTATAGATGAACCTATATTAGGAAGAGGATTACGAACTGGTAAAGGATATATGATGGGAGAGGCAGGTAAAGAAGCAGTGATACCATTAAATAAAATGGGAAAGGGAGGATCTAATATTACAATTAATATACAAAACATGTCAGCATCCCAACAAGACTTAAATGCTTTAAGAAGTACTATATTATCTGTGGTACAAGAAGCAAATACTAGAAGAGGTAGAATCTAATGGGTTCAATATATCTTTATAAAACTACAACATTCTCTGAAAACAGAACAATAAGATATGAAATATCAAATTTAGAAAATGTTAATATAACTATGGATCAACCAGTTTCACCAATGGCTTTACCACAAGAACATGCAAGTGAAAATGTTTTAGTAAAAATGGAAGGTAATACTGAAACATCTTCAATATCATGGAAAGTTAATACTATCTCAACTGATTTAATTAAAACCATAGATGAGGTTTTGACCACAGGTCAGATAACATCTGATGCAGATGGCACGACACCAAATCCAACTTTTAATTGGTCGCCATTGAGTGAATATACAGAATCTGGAGAAATTGTTAGTTATCTTTTAAGTTCATTTCAAGGATTCAGTATAAACGATAGATATTTTTTAAAGTTCCCTGACATGGATTTACGTGAAGGATTTATAAATAGAATATCATTTAGTATAACAGGTGATTCACCTGTAATTTGGACAGGGATTATTAATTTTATATTGGGTAATGTCATATCAATGTATGACGGTGATACACCAAGTGAACCAAGGAATGTATCAGCATCACAAGTCGGTTCTACTGGTTTAACAAGTGATACACCTAAGACAAGTATAAGATTAAGATGGACTTCACCAACAGACACAGCAACATCCATTGTTAAATATAGAGTTTATAGAAAATCTCCAACAGGCTCTAAATTTCTCTTAACTAATGAACTTACAGATAGTGGGCTTGACGGGGCAGTTTCTGGTGATACATCTTATAAAGAATTTGAAGTAACAGGATTAACATCTACTACAACATATTATTTTTACATAACTGCTGTTAATGATGCAGGTTCAGGAATGAAATCAGATACTGTTGTGGTTGCATTTCCATAGGTGATACAAATGGGTGTAAGATGTTACATAAACAATAAACCTAGAGAGTTAATTTCAGCAAGAGTAGAAAGAAATGGTACAAGAGCAATAGACTCATCAACATTTACGTTTTCAAGGGCAGTACCAGTAACTAAAGGTGATTCAATAACATATTTACAAGACCCCACAAACATTAAATATCTTGTAGGGGTTTGGAATTTCTCTGACAACACAAGAGACGAAAGTGGATATGATTTGGACGGTCTGGAAACAACTGCTGATGAAACAGATGCTACATATGAGAAAGGATGTGACGGAAGAGTTATACGATTAACTACTGCAACTAAAGCAGTAAAGATATCTAATGATAATCATTTAGATTTTTCAGCACAATTTGATATTATTTTATGGGTGAATAAAGCAGATTGGTATCAACAAAATAACGCAAGTTATTGTTTTGGTAAAGGTGATTCCAATAACTCTATAGAAATAGAACATACAACAGTTACTGGCAGTCCATCAGAAACACATATTAAAGCAACTATAATTAAAGGAGGAACAACTTATACATTAGAAGCATCAACACCTATTAATATAATATCCCCAAATACACGTAATTCATCTGGATATCATTTTATAAGTCTAAAAAGAGATGAAAATGATCTTGTTACTCTAATGGTTGATGGAACAATAGAAGATACTGAAACTATATCAGGGGATATAGCAACAGGTAGCACATATTTATACTTAGGGGCAGATAAAAGTGGAGGTAATATATGGAATGGATATATAGCACAATGTAAAATATACTCAGGTTCATATTTAACAGATAATGATTATATCACTCTAAGACAAACACGAAGGCAACCAAATACTATGAAGTTTGGTGGGACAGTATGGAAGATAGATGAAAAACCAACACATAAAGTAGTTCATTGTAAGAGTTTTGCTAAGGTGTTACATGATAGTGAAATTAACACAGACGACTCTACTATAACTTGGACTACATCTGATTCTGATATAAATAAAAATAATTATTTAAACAAAAATGGGTTTGAAATACTAATAGATTTATTATCAGTAATGGATACTGGAATAAAAGTTGTTGATGTGCACGGTAATATAACAGGAAGTGGTAAAGATTATGTTGAATATACTGCAAGAGGTACATTATATGAAAACGTTGTTATTTTAACTATAAATGGCACAGGCGATTCATCATTTAGTGTGGATGCGAGAAAAGTGTTACGGTTAGAAGATGATGATATAGATTATTATTCTGGTGGAACATCTAGTAATACATATTCACCTATAACATTTAAAGAAGGTGTAATAAATGTGTTTAATTTAGGATATGATGATACTTCAACTACCACACATGTGACAGCTATATCAAAAATTGAAGAGTATAAAAGAGAACAGATTAAATTTTATCTTGACTTTGATTCATCTACACATACAGAAGTGGTATTACAACGCAAACCACTGGATGTGAAAATAACACATTCAATAGATGGTGAACTATTATGGGATGCATCACCAACAACAAACACCCAATTTAAAATTGAGGTGGATAATAAAAAGATTATATTAGGTTCAACAGCAAACACATCTGGTTCATATACTATAGAATATACATATGAAAATATTTATGATACTAATGCTTTATGGACACAGTCTAGTGGAGATATATCAATATTGGGGAGAATATCTAAAACGTTGTATTTACCTCAAATAGTACGAGCAGGGGGTAGTATGAATTTACCTCAGTTTGTTAGTAGATATTTAGCAAAATTTGACACATTAAACAGAAGAGTATCTATAAGAGTTCCAACTTTAGTTAATCATGTAAGAGAGAATTATAAAGTCAAAGTTATAGATGACAAACATGATGCTGGAACAACAGATACACCATTAAACATAGCGATCAGAAGTATTATATATTATTACCCAGAAGGTATAACTGAAATTAATCTAGGTGATCATTCATTAGACTCATTTGATATAGACAGTGCTCTAGGTGGGGCATTACACGAACTACGTTCAAACATATCTAAAACACAACCATAATAATCTTTAAATATACAACTATTTAAATATCAGTATGGTTACATTAGTAGAAGGATCACAATATGAACTCCCAAGTTCAATCGATCCTAAAAACAACATTTGTGTTGTAAAAACAACAGCAAGTGGTAAAAAACAATGGTTTTATGGTTCTAATATAGTAACTAATGATGGAGATATCTATTACGCCAAATTAGGTGCATCAGAAACCCCATCAGCCAATGAAGATTTTAGAGCAGTAGCAGCAGGAGCAGGAGCAACTTGTGTATTAAACAATCCATCAAGTGCAGATACATTAGCAAAAGCAGATGATTATGGAGAAGTATTAACTCCTATAGTCACTACAGGAGCACAAAAAGACTGTACATCAGCTTACCCAAAGACAAATGATGGAGATGCAGACAACACAGGTTCAGGAACTGACGTAGTTACATATAAATTTAGTTGGACTACCTCACAAATTGATACCAGTTCAGGCAACGCAATCACAGGTGGTTGTATTGTCGATAAGGCAGCAACTCTAGCAGACGGTGTAAAAATACTCACTCATTGGAATTTTAGCAGTCCATCTAGCTTCCATAAAACCAATACAGACACATTAACATTATATGTTAATCACACAATGAACGGTGTTTAGTCACATTTTTTTTATTTTTTTTAAATATAAACCCTATACCTCTACACAAAATAGCAATATTAATATACCATTACCCATTAATAAATACATGACTAGATTATCAATTTCGGGCATATTTAACTTACTGGAGAAACTAAACATGAAATTTCCTGACGGAAGAAGTGGACTTGACGACAAGGTTAGGTTCGAGGAAAAGATTAGTTTCAAATTAACTAAAATCGACGGCAAAACAATAACAGGAGGATAACATGGCACGTAAGGCAATATTTAAGCACGCCACACAAGTAAACACATCAACATACCCAGATGATGGTTCAAGTCCTGTAGGCTCTAATGAATGGAATGAATCACCAGATGCACAGGGTATGCTTGGATTTTCACCAGCAACAGCAACAGTTACAATAGCATCAGGTGTCGCAACAATCACAGATTCTGTAATGGTTGTAGCAGCAGAAAGTGGAACAACTGATA